GCAACAACTATGCTCGCGAATAGTATCGTTTGCAAAGGGAACGTAAAAGCATTCCCCATGCTCGATACCATGTGAAGCTCAACCCTCTCGCCACCTGGAAGAGTGACGAAAGGACTGCGAGTATGCTCGAGCCACCGATATACATACGGCGGCAAGATATGCCTCAGCAGATTGAGCGACACACTGTCTGACGCGCAAGACAAGTCGATGGTACCAAATGATCCATCGATACTTCCCAAGCGCGCCAGTCCTCGATTGACGAACTGCTGATTCACAAATGAATGTTTCCATCTGTGCCTCAGCACCTCTTCAATAAAGGAGCCTATCCCTTTCTGAAAAAGCATATTCAGATTGGGCTCGGTACAGATTGTACGCGAGATGGCTGTCGTTTTAGGAACAAAGGAAAGACGGTTACCTTCTACGACCACGTGCCCATGGTGGCTTTCACGCGCATTTTCAGCGAGATTCCACGTAGGCCAGTCATTGATCGCACACCGGTAGTCCCTGTAAAGACGCTCGCTTGTGCCAGTTAGGTTCGAGTCGAACAACTTTGTGTAAAAGTTATCCGATACGACCCCTCTACTGGCGCCCGGGCCCGTCATAAAACCTTCCGAAATCTTGGAGAGGTCCAACGACAGGTTAGGGCCATCGTGGAAATACGAATCAAAGAGGTTTTTGACCTCCTCAATCAGTACGTCCTCAAGAAGCCGTTCTGGTTTTAACGCGAATACCCTGCATCGCTCATTACTGCGTAAAAACAGCTTGAGCGCTTTAGAGTCCGCGTCTCCGCTCTTCGCATCCTCATATTTCTTGAGGAACGAATTACGGAGCCAGAGGGCCTCCGCCGATGATAGATCCATATCCGAAGTAAGAATATGGTCTGTCTTGGGCAAGTCGTCCTGAAGGTGGCGAAACGCAGTAGCAAATGTTTGCATACTTCGCTCCTGGAGTTGGCATTAACCGGGTTGTTGGATGGCTTTACAGGCCATCATAGCGTCACACCAGATGCCTCCGTAGAAAATACAGAGGATTGCTGATATGGCGCACACGATGAATGCCGCTACGATGAGGACAGTTTTACCACTCATCTTATCCACAGACCGTCATACCCTAGCCTTTACGGCTAAAGTACTCCGGTAACCAGGGTGTCACCTAACCCGGCAGAAATCTGGGTTAGGGCACCAACGAGCAGCGAAATTGCTGCCCGCAGGTTTGCCGGATCTGCGACGTCCGAACCCGCCGGAATCTCGAGGAGACAGCGAGCAGTCATCACTGACGCCGGCTGTCCCGCG